TTTACGGTAGTATGGCAGAATAACAAGCTGGACCATTGCCTATATGACCAGCGCATCATTAGCATGAAGGATTTAAAGGAGAAGCTATGAGCGACAAAAAGGTAGCACCCAAGATTCAGTTGTTTAGTGCAGCTACTGCACTTTCAAATGCGCAAGCTTTGATGGAGCGCGGAACTAAGAGTGACTAAACAATATAAAGTTATTGAACTCACTGGCCTTGATGAGGAAACTTCTTTAATTGTTGATGCATTAATTCATGAAGGTGAACTGCGCGAGCGTGAACGTATCTGCCGTATCATTGACGCAAACGTGTGTAAATGCACTGAGGATTGCACCCGAATCGACATGTTCGGTGATGACCTTATTGCACTCATTCATGGGGAGCGAGTAGCGCACCTCGAAAACTTGCGTCGGCTTGCTGATGAGACGGGCGAATATGACAGCTTCTTCAACCCTCTTATCAAGGGAGACGACAAGTGAGCGAACCAACTGCGCTTGAACTAGAAGAGCGCCAAAACTCTTACGAGGCTGGTTACATTACGGGCTGGGCTGAACAGCGTGAACGTATCATCGCGCTACTAGAGGCGTGGGTTGCTAACGATAACGGCGACTTTGATGTGACACTCGCGCTTATCTCGGAAAACGAGCCATCCATAATCCAAGATAACAACTTAAACTATATTATGGGAGACGACAAGTGAGCGACCCCATCAATCCAAACCACTATACGCGCTACGCTGTAGATGTTATCGAGATAACACAAGACATGAACTTCTGTCGCGGCAACGCAGTGAAATACCTTTGCCGTGCCGGATATAAAGACCCATCCTTGGAACTTGAAGACCTACAGAAAGCGCTCTGGTATGTACAGCGCGAGATAGAAAGAATTAGTAAATGAAAACACTACTCGCATTAGACCCCGGTGGAACAACAGGCGTAAGCATCTGGCAGTACGACAATAACACGCCACTCACGCACGTTGCACACCATCAAATCACTGAAGGTATAGAGGGCTTCGTAAAGTTCCTACTGCCAGACGGCAAGCCGCTCCCATTCGATGTAGTAGTATACGAAAACTTTAGACTCGACGGGCGCACACCAAACCCCAACGTAGACCCACTCAGAATCGAAGGGGTCATTGCCGTATACGAACACGTTATGAAAGTACCAACCTTCTCACAAGGCAACGGCTTCAAAGCACACGTCGATAACGACAAGCTTAAAGAGCACAATCTGTACTGGCCCGGACAGCAACATGCAATGGACTCGGCACGGCATGCACTCGCATGGGCTAAGCGTACACATCACATGCCAACCCTGCTTCAATACTTCGGTCCGGTAGAATAGAAGTATGATTGCATACGACCTAGATAACACGCTGGCACGCACCGACTGGAGCAAAACATTCGGTACAGCCTCCATCGTTGGAATGCTAGAAAAGGCCCCCGTTATCTACAAGCCCAGTGGAGAGTTCATCATCATCACTGCGCGAGGTGAGAACACTGCCGTGCAGCGAGCAACTAGGGCATGGGTCAAGGATAATTTGCCCGGCTGCCAAGGTATTTACTTTACCACAGGCAGTGGCAAGCCCGGCATGGAACGCAAGCTCGCAGTCATGAAGACTCACAATGTTACCGAGTTCGTAGATTCAAAGCGAAGCAACCTAGCTATCCTCAAAGAACTAGACCCTTCACTAAAACTTGCCTACATATCTGACGGCAAGAAAACTTCGTACTAATAAATAAACCCCCCGGAACTTCCCGAGGGGTTTACTTATAGATGGATTCACCATGCCTTTCTATTACTTGGGGCCGAAGCCGCTTGGATAGTAAGGCTTATTAACTACTCTCCAGTGTTGGATGAGAGAGCAACAATAGATGTCAGGATAGACATAATTGTTGCAGTGGCAGCAACCGATACAATACCTAGCCAGTCGAGCTGAGTAACGCCAACAGCAGTAGTACCGATAGTTGCAATGGCAGTCTGTGCGAATGTTTTGATTGCACGGTCACCAGCGTAGGACCAGAACTCTTTAGTAAAAATCTTCATACTAATATTCTACCGCAACTTGCAACCAGCACGCTGCATGGCAGCATAGGTCTGGGGACCCGGCACGCCATCGCATACCCCCTTGTAAAGCCAGTGCGCAGCAAGCCACTTCTGACATGAGGTCCATGTACCCTCGCCGGCGATGCCATCAATAGCACCAGTGTAGCCCCACCATTGCTGAAGATACTTCTGCATACGTGACCAAAAAAGTTTCTGCGAAAGCGTAGGCTCAGGAATAGGGGCAGGGATTCCAGTAAAGTGTGCGTGCCAAGATTCACTATTAACATCAAAAATAAATCCATGAGCTTTCATAATAGCTACAAGCTGTGGATTACCAGAACCATTTGCTCCCGGAGATGAGTTCAAATCACAAGCGAGTCCCCAGCCGTGAATACTTCCTCCGGGGTAAGCAGCTGCGGGTGTTTCACCGCGCTTCATACGCCCATACTGAAACCACTGGTTTGAGCATTTAGTTGAAGTCTTAAACTCATCACGAATATTCTGGTCGGCAGGAATTCCAAGAGGTCGATATGCCTCATTGATTGCTACCTTGATACCATGTCTTGTAGCTTCTTCGATAGCTGCAATCATTGCGTGTGCTGCGTCAGGGCGCATATAGTATCCCTGAACTTTATACATCGCACCACCGGGAATCTGTCCATTCTTGTAGCCGCCCCATGCGTCGCCCATATTATCTCCTTTGTTTGGGATTCTAGTTTATCATGCACAAAAGCCCCCAGTTTCCTGAGGGCTTAAGGCCAGCGAGATTATCGCAAATTTAGTTTAACATATTACTGACAGCTGTCGCACTGCATAGCATCCATAGGGTCTACGGGGCAAGCATATCCACCAGCGAAGTCAACAGAGTCGTTCAATTTATCTCCAAAAATTTAAGGGCCGAATATCTAGGATAGCAGATTCTAAACCCTAAACTTTTGCTTTAAACTCTTTACCCTGATAAACCGTGCGACCATCATCAATCTGCACGAGGTCAACAAAGAACTCGCCTGAATCTTTGTACTTGATAACCGCTACACCCTGCTGCCAGTTCTCATACTCTACAGCTGGGCGACCATCAACACCAATAGAACCATGAACACTAGGCACAGCTCCGTCTACGCGGCATAGACAGCCCGGAGAGATAGCCATTGACCTAATCTTACCAACACGGTCCCAAGTGGTCTTAGATTGGATTTCAAGGCGGTGTGTGTGACCGAACACGGTAGAGATGTGAGGCATGTCATTTGTGTAAGCAGCAGCTGTCGAACCGTTAGAGCGAACCTTGTTGCCGTGAATAGCGCGCAAGTTGTCAGCAATCCAATGCTTGCCGGCAGGATATGAGTCAATGTATGTAACATTCAACTCATCAAGACGAAGCAAGAAAGGCAGCGACATGACAGGCAAAGAGTCGGGAGCTTGCGCACGCTTTAACCCAAACGCAGCCAAAGCATTAATCTCAACAAAGTTTTGCAAGCGACGGTCATGGTTACCCTCGATAAGAACAACATCTGCATTGGGTGCAGTGGCTCGCTGCTGGGCAAGGAACAAGTGACCAGCATCAATAGCAAGCTGAGTAGTGTTAGCAAACGTGGCTTCTTGAGCGAAGCGCCCCTGCGATGGAAGGTCAAGGAAGTCACCAAGGTTAACTACTTGGTCAACACCATTCTGCTCCTGCTCGAAGGCAAGAACCTGCAACGCAACATCCATAGCATACTCATCATGGAATGGGTCAAGCGAACCGTCATCAAACTGGCGGAAACCAATCTGAGGGTCGGGAAAGATTACTGCTGTTTTCCAATCGCTCTTCGTCAACGGGGTTGCAGTATTTGACTTCACGATTGTAGGCTTGGCGTTTGTTATCGGATTCCAGAGTGGACCGTTGCCTTCGTTTACCGGGGTGCTGCTTTCTTGCATCATAAGCTGACGATGCTTGGCGATGAAAGTTTTTCCCGTACCCCAACGAGCAGCTACCTCACGCGAGGGAATGCTGATGTCAGCAAGGTCAGATTGGAATGCTGCGATGTCGAATAGTTCTTCGTGCTTAGGCATAGTTGCCCTCCTCCATTTGGAACAATTGGAATCAAGCTTACCATATATTAAATGCCAATTACAGCTTTTGCTTCATCAACAGTAAGACCAAGCTTTTCTAATTTAGCTTGAGCAGATGCAATAAGTATCATGCGTTCTGCCATAATCTCATCAGGAGATGGAAGCTTAATCGGCTCAGGTGATTCATCTATCATTTACGGTATCCAAACACTCGTACTGTACCCGTCTGTGCGCCAGAAGTTACTGGACCAAAATGTAACCCATCAAAACTTGTTGTTGCATTGAACATAAAGTTACCATGAATAACACTTCGACCAGTTGCTGAATAGGCTGAACGATAGAAACAGCTAGTCTTTCGTGATGCACTGTATGGGTTTTGTATAGTCATAACAATTTTTGAGCCGTCATCATTGTATGAATAACCAATCTTGGCATATGTTCCAGCAACAGAACCATCATTCCAATATGAAGATGTAGCGCCCTGACTAAAGCTTCCACCATTATAGTAAAGATTGCTGCTGTTTGGTGTAGCACCTGTAGCTAAACGCACAAACACATAATCGTTTGCAGCTTGACCAGATAAGTCAAAGTGAACTTCGTAAGTATCATAGTCTGCACTGAAGATGCCCTGAATACGCACATTGGTAGCTGAAGTAAAAGACACTGTTCCGTTAGTTGCAGTGCTTCCAGAACCAGAACCAAAGTTAGTTCCAGTTGGAACAATAGGAACAAGAGTTCCAGTTGCTAAGTTGGTTGCAACACCAGCACCACCAGTAGACATGTCAAGATAGAATCCGCGAGCAGTTCCACCCTGTTCAAAGAAGCGAAGTTTATCTTGGTAAATATCGACGGTTACACCAGTATTAAGCGTAGTATTCGTAACTGCTTTACTTAGGAAGATTTCTCCACCCTCGTCACCAGCAGATGCCGTAACCTTAAGCATGTTTGCAGAAAGAGCTGTTCCATCAAATGTCAGGTTTGCTGACCCAGCTGCCGTGCCAGATGAGTTATATACTACTTGAGTATTAGAGCCACCAATGGGGCCAGCCGGTCCAGTAGCACCCGTAGCACCAGTTGCGCCTGTCGGTCCCGTTGGACCTGTAGGTCCAGTGGAACCTGTAGCACCTGTTGCGCCAGTAGAACCAGTGTCACCCTTTACGCCCTGAACACCCTGAGGACCCTGTGGTCCAGTAGCACCCGTTGCACCGGTAGCTCCAGTCGTGCCAGTCGCGCCAACAAGTGATGCAAGCCATTGTGTTTCTGTACCAGAATACCCATTTGCTACAGCTACTTGATATGCAGATGAACCTGCTGAACCAGTCGCACCCGTTAGACCCGTTGGACCCGTTGGACCCGTTGGACCCGTTGGACCCGTTGGACCCGTAGGTCCAGTAGCGCCTGTTGCTCCAGTAGCACCTGTTGCTCCAGTTGGACCAGTCGGACCAGTCGGACCAGTCGGACCAGTCTGTGGAGAAACAAACTCATATAATCCAGAAGTAGCATTCCATGAAAGAACATAACCATCTTGCTTACCAGTAAGCGTGACATCGTGCAGCTCGCCAAGTTCAAAACCATTTTGAGGTCGAACAAAGATTTCACCATTGTTATTATTTGCACGGGTAACAATACCGATAAAGACAAGATGTGCAGGAGCATAAGGTTTACTACCAAGACCATAAATAAGATTGCCTGAAGTTCCAAGCCATACAGGGTCACCAGCATTAGCTGAACCAGTATTAAGGCCGGCAAGCAAACCTTCAGTAATAACATTTACTTTAGCGTTAGTGGACCCACCAGTTTCCAGCAGACCCATAGTCTTGCTTGATGTTCCTTCAGAAGCATTAGATGCTTTAGAGGCAATCATGTTTGTACCATCAGCAGATGAAACATATACTGCTTGACCCTTAGCAATTGCTTCGCCAAGTTTTACTTCATGTTTAATAGTTGAAGTATATAAGGCGGCTGGAGCTTCAGCAATCCATTGCGTGTTATAGTCTGTGCCATCAACCTTAGAAAGAATCTGTCCAGCAGTTCCACCAGCAGCAATACCCGGACCAGTAGCACCAGTGGCTCCGGTTGCACCCGTAGCGCCAGTAGCGCCAGTAGCGCCAGTAGCGCCAGTCTCACCTTGAATTCCCTGAATTCCCTGAATACCTTGGTCACCTTGTGGGCCGGTAGCTCCAGTTAAACCAGTCTCTCCTTGGATGCCTTGGATACCTTGTTCACCCTGAATGCCTTGAGGTCCAGTAGCGCCATCTGCGCCATCTGCGCCTGCTGGTCCAGTTAAGCCGGCCTCACCCTGAATACCCTGAGGTCCTTGGTCACCAGTGAGACTATCAAGCCATTGTTCATCAGTACCAGTAAAGCCATTAAGCACAGCAACTTCATAAGCAGACAAGCCATCATCGCCCTTATCGCCTTTAACCCCAGCAGGACCAGTCGAGCCGGTCTCACCAGTAGAACCTTGGTCACCCTTCAAGCCAGTGTCACCCTTAGCGCCCTTAAGGGTTAGTATCCACTGCTCCTCCGTGCCAACATAACCGTTAGCTACAGCTACCTCATAAGCCGACTCCCCCTGCGCGCCATCAATACCAGCTACACCACGGTCGCCAGTATCTCCCTTGTCACCTTTAGCTCCGGCAGCACCAGTGTCTCCCTTAGCCCCGGTAGCACCAGTCGCGCCAGTAGCGCCAGTCTCTCCCTGTGGCCCGGTAGCACCAGTCGCACCAGTATCGCCCTTAGCGCCCTTAACGACACCAGCATCAATCGGTGTACCATCATAGGTTTCAAGAATAAGATTGTCACCAACAACCTCACCCGAAACAACCATCGCACCAAGCGGAGAAGAAGGATTAGGAACAGGAACAAAAGTATTAGGGTCAACATCCTGCAAGTCAACATAGTTAATCGTTGACTGCGAGTTAGGCACAGTCACATAGCGACGGTAAAGGTCATGTTCCCTATGCGCATCAAGCGTGCGTTCAACAACGGCCCAACAGAAAGTCTCATCATTAGGGTCAACATCAACATAGATAGGTTCACCCTTAAGCTTCAGGCGGTAACCAACAGGAAGCACAACGTAGTCGGGCGTATCGTGACGGCGCGACGGATACCATTCGATTTCACCGAAGACATTAACATCTTCACCGAACTCGTTGGGGCGACGAATATCAATCAGAATGCGCGTCATAGCGCTACCCCCTACGGTGTATTGATGTTGCTAAGAATCGTGAGCAGAGCAATCAAAGAACCAACGCCAGTGATGATTCCAACAACTCCACCAACAATTGCATACCAAGGTTGCTTGGGAACTTGCTTAGCTTCAATGCGCTGGATGGCTTGTTCAAGGTCACGAACACGCATATCAAGGTCGCGCATAGACAACGATTGCTCCTTGTTCTGTTCAAACAAAGACTTAATCATTTCCTCAATACGACCAACAGAAACAGCAATGCTAAGGTCTGTTGGCTGGTTCAAGTCTGACATGGTTAATAAGTCTCTGCTAAGTATAGGTTTATATCTAGTATACCAGCACGCTATGCGCTATATGTTCCAAGCAAAGCCATAACCTCATCCTTAGTTAGGCCAAGCTTAATGAGTTTCTCGATGCCTGAATCCATGAGTTTAGGTTTGCGCAAAATAAAATCCTCATAGGCGAGAAAGTCTGCTGCTTCTTTAGAGCGAACATCATCCTCTACAGGATTAACATTTTTAAAAATACGGGTAACACTACCATCTGGGGTAATGTCAACATAATCTTCGTGGTCATCAAGAGAGATAGTCATTTTAATCCTTAATTAAATCCGTAAATGCGCATGGTTCCAGTAACCGTTCCAGTAACTGGGAGGATGCTGATGCTTTCATACGAGCTAGTAGCTGAAATGTATGTGCTGTAATATCCCTGAGTTGTGCGACTCATTGAATTAGATACGCCATATTTAGATACAGATGGCAACGAAGTATCTTGTGCGGTATAAGGATTGTAGAGGTTCATGTAACCTGAGCATCCACCAGCACCAATAGAGCGAGCAAGAATTCCATAAGTACCCGTATTAGTATAAGTATATGTGTTTGTTCCAGTAGCAGCACCAGTAACAACAAGTTCATTATTAATTTGCTGATGTGTTGCAGTAACATAATCAGCTCCACCAGTATTTAAATTATATTTAATCTGTGTAGATGCAGTAGTAGAAGTAAAATTAAATTCGATACGGTAATGGTTAAAAGCTTTGCTAAATACTGACATAAGCGTACAGCTGGTCATACCATTAAAGAGGATAGTTCCATCATCTTTAATTTCAATTTGTGAGCCAGTAACAGAAGCAGTAGCGGGAATAATTGGATTCAAAACTTGTGGTTCAGGATACCATCCAGCTGGAGACTTTCCAGACGGATTACTGTTAACATCATACACATCATAATAACGTTCAACGTTACCAGTATCATTGCGGAAAACAGTATTTCCCTGAGCTGGAGAAGTAAACAAAGTATCACGTTCATTGTTGTCTTCAACAACTCGACCAGCATATTGATTCAAACTATCAATAGCATTATCAACAGATGTTGCCTGCTGTGCCGTGATAGTGGCAATCGATAGTGGTGTTTCACCATCGGCATAGTAGATGCTATATTTTTTAGTATTAGGCATTAACGGCTCCGAGCATTAAGTTGATTATTAAGAATAGTCACAGCGGTTTGAAGTTCTTTCAACTGACGTTCAACTTCAGCCTTCCACTTCTGGTCATCACCAACAGCAATAACATTATTGAGGGTCACAGTTCTGCACTCCATCCAAGATAGCCAGCAATATTGTTTGCAAGAAGCATTGTTCCCTGACCTGCGACAACAGCGGTAGTAACAGTTGTTGCAATGCGAGCGCCACGAGTACTTGCACTTACATGTGTCGGCACGGCAGTACAAGCAACAGCAGCACCAGCAGTATTAGTAATTGCAAAGTGCGCAGCAGTACCACTCTGCTCAAGTGCAACTGGAGCAATACGCATAGGAACAGGGAACGTCAAGAAATGTGTAGACAAAAGAGTTGTAGTGTTATACCCCATAGTCCAAGGATGACCAACTGCTGGAACAGGTGTTCGATAATAGTATCGACGGCAAGCTGCAAGTTCAGTTTGGTAAGATTCATTCTGGCGGTGGAAATTAGTTGGAAGAGTCAAACCATTTTCAATTTGAACATCAGCAATATTAAATGTTGAACCAACTGTCATAACACTATCTGTAGAAATAACAATACGTAAAGACCTAGCAGTCAACGGAATAGGAACATCAACATATACACGTTGATAATATGCACTAGTAGCAACAATCGTATCTGAGTTAGCCATAGTCCAAGTAGCACCCATACCAGCATCAACTGTTGAAGACCATTCAATACCAACACGAACTGTAGCATTAATCGAACATGAAACATAAGCACTCAACATAACATTATTGCCAATAAGCGGAGTAACATTCAATGTTTCAATAATTTGATATGCATAAAACTGGGCACCAGAAGCACCCGCAGTCATCTTCAAAGAATAAGGAGAATCTGGCATTACCAAAACTGGGTCCTGTGACCAAGTTGAAGAAGATGTTGGCTGAACATACCAACGGTCTGGACCAAAACCACCAGTACCGGTGAATGTTGTTCCACGTTGCCAAATATCAAAACCACCATTAAGTACATAGTTTCGAGTACCAGAACTTGATACTAGAATAGCCATGTTTCCGGCATTTGCGCTATCAGTATATGTTTTAGAATCAGCTAGCGTAGTAGAATCACCGGTTTGACGGTTTTGTATTTCGTTATCAATACTATTATTGATTGTTGTGTTATTAGCTAGGAAGCGGTTTTCCATAATAAACCGTTGAGCTGAAGGTTGAGTCATAATACAATCCTATTACACATAGTAGGGGCTGAAGTCTGTATCTAAGTATAGCAAAGTTGCTTGTTCTCCGGCAGTAATAAAATCATAATATGGCACACCGTCATCATCAAATAGTAATTTCATATTGCTAGAAGCACCATTAATATTGAAGAAGAAATACGGATTGGTTACAGCATCAATTTCACCAGTGCTATCAATACCCATAATGATACTTCCAATACCATCAGTTCCATAGTATGTTAAAAGAATTTCATCCTGAACATCACTGCCATCCCAGACACCATCATGGAATCCAACAGTTCTAGGAGAACCATTATATTTCCATGCATTATCAAAATCACTAACAGTAACATAGCGTGTAGCGTTAAACGATGTCTGCACAGCACCAATAGTAATGTCATTGATACGGTAAGTATTTTTATTGTATTGAATTACAGAACCCGGTGTTACACCAAAACCATTATCTGGCAAAGATGTAGTAGGAATAGAACCACTAATTGAAACACGAGGACCAGCAGCATCAATGGCAGCCCAAGCACCACGGTCATACGCACGCTCAAGTGTATCAACGAATGGGTTAACGACCGTGCGAGCAATATCCTGCGGAGTTTTACTTTCAGTTGAACCAGTAAGAATGTTAATCTTTTGTGGTTCAGTTTTCAAACCATAACCAACAATTGAAAGAGAAGCCCATGAGGTCTTGCCATCATTAATGCTTAGACTATATGGTCCAGTATATGATGGGATTTCTTTTTCTGGTCCAGTAAATGTAATATCAATAGCGTTAGGAATATCTGGGTTAATAGCTACTTCAACTTTTCCGCCATTAGCTTCAAAAGCATATGCACCAAGTAGATGACCGACGCTATCCGATACGGAATATTGACTATACAAATCTTTCGCACTACTAAATAAAACCTTACCAGTTGTTGGGTCTGTGATTGAAACAACACGAGTAGGCTGCGCCAGGAATAAAGGATAGTTATTTGTTTTAACAGTCTTACTTAAAACCTCACCAACCTTAACACTAAAGCTTTGGTTTTTATCAAAGAAAGCATTATACATTTCACCGGGGCGATAATTCGATGATGAGATAGATGTAAATGGTGCAGCCGGAAGGGCTTGAGTTGAGAGTTCACCCGTACTTAACTGTGATGATGCAGTTGGAAGTACAAGTTCAGATGAACTAATGGTTGAAGCATTGTTATATCCAACCTCAATGCTCTTACCTGTAAATGTAGTAGTAGGTGTTATAGAGAAAGATGGAACAATATTGCTTAAATCAATTTCATTAACACCAGAATAGCGAACATTAATTTTGTCACCTTTAAGAGACAACTCCATATTTGATGATGAAGCAGCATCTTGAAGATACTCCCAACCATTCATGTTCACACCAATAGCAGGTCCCGGAGCGGGACTAATCTTTCCCTGAGCATAAGTTAACTTATCCGTAACATAACCGACATTTTCAAGCTCCCAGTTATAGGGCGGGATAGCATCTTGATATGTCGTATGTGTAATATACATTGAGCGAGCAACGCCAGCAATATCAACTGGTGAATTATAAATATCTGCACGCTTAGTTGTATATGTAACTGTTGCTGTAACAAAATCTGTTATGTTATTGCTTGGACAAATTGATACACGCAAAACATATTGAAGTGCAGCATTAAAAGTATATTCAACATATACATTAAATTCTTCTGGACCAGTAATACCTAAACTCGCATACGATACTGTAGATTCGGCAGAGTTTAAAGCACCCGAAGCATCAATGTATTGAACTGCAATGTAAAGATTCTTTGTAGCATTATCAATGCTGTAATAATATTGCTGACCAGTGTGCAGGTAGTTATCTTCCGGAAGGCCCTTCCAAGAAACTTCATGCTTGTAATAGTTACGAGTAGATAGCCAATCATTGGCATCTGGATACCAAAGACGTGTCTTATAAGCCATACGGTAAACGCTATTGTATGTATCATTAACGCGACGAGGCAAGAAAGAACCATACTGGATATTATTTGCATACATAACATCCGAATCAAAGAATGATGGGTAAACAATAAACGGGTCAAGAGGCCGACCAGTATAGTTACTTGGAATATCTGAAATAATATCGCTGATGCGAAGAATATTATATTCAGCAATACCAGATTGTGTCATGTATTTAGCAGTTTGACTATCATAATAATTGTATGTGTACTGGCATTCACTTGCTTGAAGAATATTTCCATCATGGTCAAACCCAACGCCATGACCAGTGAGTGACCAGAAGGTTCCATTCTGTAAAGTAGCTACAGCATTACGTGAAGGGTGCAACGTCTCATAGGCTGTAGCGGCATCAACCATAACAAACACTGATTTAGTTGATGACCAAACAGATGTTGTACTAGCTGCTGTTGTTACAGCATTCTTAGAAGCAACACGGAAAAAATATGTAGCACCCGGAGTAAGCCCAGTAATACTTGCAGTTACTGTTCCAATACCAGAAAGTTCAACTGTAGTAACACCACTACCAAAAGTTTCAACAAGAGAATATTGCAAACGGGAACCAGTTACAACTGTTCCACCATTGTCACCAGTAACTAGGGGAGTTCCAGTTCCAGCATGGTTCCATGAAACACTAGCTTGGCCCATGATTGTTGACGTAATCTTAAGATTACCCGGAGCATTCGGTGCTTGAACATAAGTATATGCACCAGCAGCCGTACCAGTCCATGAACCACCAGAAGTATCATACGTAGTTCCACTACCACCACGAGCAAAATAAAAAGAAGCTCCACTAGTTCGATTAAAACCATAGTTTGCTGTAGTTCCATTAGCAATATACCAGTCAGAAGTTTTTAAATAACCTGTACCAACAGATGCATCAGCCGCCGCTGGAAGACTCACCCCAGCAAGTGATGAACTTCCAACATATAGTGTGCCAACACAGGTTCCACCTTTACCCTTAAGGTAACCATAAACATTAGTAATAATCTGAGGTCCAAGACCATTAGCCGCGAGGCGACGAGCACCAATACCAATAGGTGTATAAATTCCAGCACCAGTAAAGGAAGTTGTTGCTGTTGATTTAGCACCAAAACCAACATTAGGCATTAAATAATCTCCTCAAAAGGCGCAATACTAATGCGCTTTGTTCCAGTAAGTTGTGTTAACAAGTCTACAGCAGTCCAGAGATTACCAGAATTCAAATATGGAATATTATAATCAGCATCAAATAAAGAAAGCTTGTTGACATGCGTTACGTTAATAGTCCCAGCAGATTGAGAAATAGATTTAACAACACCACTAACACTTCCAAGGTCTTTAGCAAAATCTGTGTATGTTGTTACAACATTATTATTAGCAAGGAATAAAGAATCGTCTTTAGCCACTGCGGAAAATGATACAGCACCAGCCCCAGAAGCATACTCACCAATCATTACTGGTGTAGCATTTTCTGTTACAGTCCAGTTGGGAAGAATAGGCCCAATAGTTCCAGAGCCAGTCATCTCAATTTCTAGCGCCATGCTTCAACCTCTACCAATACAGTACTAATACCTTTACGTGGAGGATACATGTAAGAATATGTTTCAACAATTGCTGAATCAGCAAACATTAGACCAGTGCTTCCCTCACCTGTATAATGCTTAGATGTAAGAGTAGGTGTTGTCCCAATAGGGTGAAGCTGAGCCATCATAGATGTAACTATTACAGCAGATTCTTCATATGAATAATCCGTGCGAGTAATGAAAACTTCTACAGCAGAATAAATTGAACCTTCAAATATAGTATTCATTCTAGTCGATAACTCATAAGGCAAAGAATTTAAACTGCCAACAGTATCATATTGATTGTTAATTAATATGGGGCGAATAGCAATAATTGCATTACCAGTGGCAGTATAAGAAGCGCCGATATGGAGAGTATGTGTTAATGGAATCGGAATGGTAAAGCGTTTATCGGGAATAGTATTAGGGGTTGAAGTAAGAACATACTTTACAGATTTGCTTGGCTGATTATATGCTTCTACAGCAGAAGTATCGCTATTATTTACGTAAGTAAAAGTACCATCAAAAATTTTAGGCCAGCCCTGCTCAACAAGAGATGGAGTAGCCCAACCAGCACTAAACAAATTAGTTTCAAACGCTGCGGGGTGTGCAATATAAACATATCCATCACCATAAAAACCTGAAGCAAACTTGTTGAAAGCATCAATACCATCAACCTCATGCGCTAGTCCATTAAAGCTAAGGTTATATTCCATCTGATAACCAGCAGAGCGACGCATGTCTCCTCCACCATTCTCAAACTGTACACGTTGAATATTTCTATTACGTGTAATAGTTGAATCAATTAATGGGCACGGAACCCATTGCATATGTTTGGTTGGAATACCCATCCACATTTGATTAGACATTATGGGCGACCTCCAGCTGCAACAATAGATTTATTTCCGGCATTAACGCTACGTGCGAGAGCCTCATTATTAGCATACAGTACAACATCACCAGAGCCGCCAATGTTGCGAAGCAGGGCACGGTCTTGAGGGGAAAGCATAACCATAGCAGTACCAGACTGTGTACCAGATAACATTGCCTGAGCAAACATACGTGGTTGATTCATGAAGTTTGGAAGACCAGTTGACTGATTAACTCCCTCTTTAGGAATAACATATTCACCACGGTGAACAAGACCAGCAACATCATATTTTCCGCCAGCGCCGGTATATCCACCAACAGCGAAACCTTTATAGGCATCAAGTTGTGACTGCCAAAAAGTTACGTTAGCTTTGTTCTGTGTAGTTGGGAAAAGAGCGGCATTAGTTTTAGCTTGAGTAAGTTGAGCCTGAATAGCTTCCTTAAGGAATGGTGTAACACCAGCATGAACAGCAGTTTTCACGCCAGAAGTAAATGAATTACCAAAAGTAGTTCCGGCATTGGTTCCCTCAGTTTTCATTTTAGCTGCCCACTCTTTTACGGCAGTTAATGCAGCATCGCCATTAAAACTAACTGTAACCTTAGAGTCAACATTGTCAACAGCAGTCTTCATATCTGTAAAAGCTGTTGTATATGTTTTAAGTTCTGTAGAGTTATAGCCAAGTTGAGTAGCTTGATTAACAAAATCTGTTTGAGCCTGACCAATAGCAGTACGCAATGTCGCTTGGCTTGCTCCAGAAGATGCAAGGCTTTGAATATATGACTGGTATGAAGTAACCATGCCCTGAATAGTTTCTCGGTTACTAATAGCAGCAGTACTATTACCAACAAGAGTCTTACTATTTTTATCTTGAGCCTTAGTCAAGCTTGTTGTTGTTTTAGATATGTCATTATTGATACCAGCAATTTCTGCACGAAGCTCGGCAGCTCGGACAGTATCTCCCATTGCTTCGGCAACACTCAAAAAATATTCTTTCAAAGACTTATCAGATGTCATGCCATTTAAGTCGGCATTGAGTTTATCCATCTCATCTTTAGCATCTTTAGTAGCGTCAGAAATATCACGCCAACCCTTAGCAATTTTATCTAGACTATCTTGCTTGCTGAATCTAATGTCAAACGCACGCTTCCAAACAGTAGATAAATCACTTGCATAATCAGTAAGTGTACGTACTTGTTTAACAACGTTGCCGGTTGATGCTGCTGCCCCATTTGCTGAAGCGCTTAAAGCATCAAAAGTATTTGTAAGACTTGATGAACCGCTATCAAGTTTTTTTGTTCCAGCAATATATCCATTAAGAGTATCTACATTAACACCGGGAAGTGACATGCCAGATAGGCCATTCATAATTGCAGCAGTATCTACACCCTGCTTTTGAAGCTGCAAGAAAAGAGCGCCAACAGCTTGAGTACTATCAACACCAAGAACCTGTGCAGCAACAATTGTGCTTGTAATAGATGACTGAAGATTAGTAAGATTCTGTCTACCCGTAGAGTCGAGATATGAAAAACTTGTACCAGCTGTGGCAATTCCTTTAGTGAGTGTTTCAAAATCACTAGCAAAAGTTGATAGTGTATCTGTTTGACTGAATGCGCTAGTAACTGCATCTTTAGTATCAGAAAGATTTTTGTTAAAATCAATTGTTGAATTTGAAGCAGAATCAATACCAACACCGAGTGCTTTAGCAACAGATGTGGCAATAACACCTTGGTCTGCCGCGCCCTGAAGGGAGCCGTTAAACCATTCCATAGTTTTAGCTGCTGAGCCAATAGATGAATTAGTAATTGAATCTACTTGCGTTAGAGTATCACCATATTTTTGAGTGAAAGCAGTGAACTGTTCACTAGTCATGCCAGTAACAAAAGCATTTGCTTTAGCTTGATAATCAGAAAGAATCTTCTGCGCACCAACAGTATCATTCTTAGCGGCAGCCGTAAGGAATCCTTCAATATTAAACTGAGGACCACCCTGCGTAGCATACGCTTCATTTAGTTTATTTGCCTGTTCTACAAGAGATTGAATAGCAGGCTCAGTAGCGGCCTTATTAGCTAAAACAGCAGCAGTATTTTTACCAATAGCAAACGTTGCACCATCAACTGAACTAGTAACTTTTCCATAACTATCAGCAGCATCAGAATTAGTAGATGAAGCCTGCTTCATTATTTGAGTATCTTTATTCAGCGCAGAAGAAAGCTCATCAAAAGAACCCCATGATTCTTTGGCTTTATCAGATGAAGATTTCATTGCATCGCTAAGAGCATTGAAACCCTCAACTGCTAAAGACAAACCAACAGTTACAAGAAGACCAATACCTGTAGAAGCTAAAGCTAATTTAAAAGCTTTAGAAGATGCAGCAGCGCGAAGCATACCAGTAGAAAGAGTTGCAACACTAGTATTAGCAGCTGTAGTTTCTTTTGAGAAAACACCAGCAGCAATACCGGCTTCAATAGATGAAACCTTCCAAGCAGTAAAACTTGCTACACCACGAAGAAGACCAGCAACAAGAAGACCAAGAACACCAGCAAGACCAACCACTGAAGTAGTAATAGTTGTGAACGCTGCACCAAAAGGCGTCTCCCCAAATTTTACGAGAGCTTTAAGTACACCATTAAGAACATCTAGAAAACCACCAAGAGCATTAATACCAGAACCAGACTGCGCGATAAAAGCCTGAAAAGAATTAACTAGGAGATTAAACTTTTCTGCAACAGTTGCAGTAATAACTGAATACTGCTTTTGCAGTTCAGTATTACGCGACCAGCCATCAGCGGCAATACCAAGGATTCTATCAACTTCACCATAGCCTTGAGCAAGCTTGAGAACATTTGGTACATCACGCACGCTGGTAATACCGATAGATGCTAATGCGGCCTGAGCATTATTTCCTTCAGAATTAACTCCCTTAAGGAAACTAACAAGAGTTCCGGCGGCATCAGACTTCCAGTTAGTAGCAAACTGTGAAGATGTCATCCCAGAAATTTTTGCAAAACTTTCAAGCTGAACACTGCTTTGAGAAATAGCTGTATTGATTTCACCAAACAATCGTTGAGTCAAACCACGAGCAAGTTCAGGCTGAATACCAGCAGATGCTAATGCTCCAGAGAAACCAATAATCTGGTCTGCACTAAAGCCGGCAAGGTTTCCAATAGAAGCAATATTTTCAGCTACAGTAATAATCTGTGATTCTGTAGCAACAGAGTTAACACCGACAGCAAGAATAGATGAAGCAAGTTTATTGAACTGTCCATCAACTCCACCAATAAGCTGATTAAGGCGACCAAAGCCAGTAGCTGCGGCAGTAGTTGAAACATCTGTTGTTGCAGAAAACATTGCAACAGTTTGAGTAAAGTCTGTTACTTGGTTTTTTGCAATTCCAAGCTGACCGGCAAGAGTACCAACATTTGTGAGTTCACTCCATGAAACTGGAATAGTAGTTGCAAGGTCGAGGAACTGTGTTTTAAGTTCCTGAACTGCTTTACCACTTACACCAGTTGTTCTTACAACATTAGCAAAGTCACGTTCAAACTTTGCTGAAGTAACACCAGAAGCTACAGCAGCACCAGTTAAAGCCAGCCCCATAATGCCAACATTATTGCTAACGTCATAAAGCGCATAGCGTAAACGTGGAAGTTGATTAGCAAATCGTTCTACAGAATAAGTTACTTTATCTGTAGCAACTGTAGTACCATTTATTTTATCTTTTGTAAAATCGGCCGGGAAGAAAGCTTTTGCAATAGCAGTTTTTTCAATATTCTGATATGCCGCCCTAGGGGCATTTGCTTGAACTCTTGCAGCTTCACGTTGCTGAGCTGCAACAACTCTAGCTTGTTCAGCAGCAGCTTTAGCTTCTTCTTTTCTACGTTGAGAAGAAAGATTATTTAATGCTTTATTTAAAGAATCTTCAGCAGAATATCTAGCTTTAATATTTGCTTGAAATGATGTTAGTTCTACTTTACGAAGTCGTTCTTCTTCAGCTGCACGAGCCTTAGCAAATGAAACTTGATTATCATAAGACGACTGATAAATCTTATTTTGCTCAGATGCTGTTCGCTTTGTAGCAGCAACATCAGATTGAACAAGATTAATTCCAGCTTTTTCTTGAACCCTCTTATTTGCGTCAGTAACAATCTTATCAAGTTGACGATTAAGCTCAGCTTTAGATACACCTATCTGTGCTTTAATTTCAGCAGCAGGAATATTTTTAATTTGAGTTTTAATATTTTTTACACTAGAAAGTACATCTTTAATGTCTTGGTTAAAACCAATAGTATCAAGACGTACGGAAAGTGTAAGGTCACTATCACTAGCCAAAGCTGGAACCTCAAATCAAAATAGAAAGCGTTACTATAATTCTACAGCATTATCTCATTTTCGACCTTGAACAATATTAGGTTCTTTATGTTTATGTTCAGCTTGTGGCTGTTTAACAGTTTTACGTTGTTGTTCTTCAGCCCATTCTTCACGAGTTGGCAAACTGCCACCATCCATTACTCGTGGTTCAGCAATATAATATCTTCCATGAACAGGTTTTTTATTACCAGATGATGCTGCTTCTTGAGCCTTATCAATAGCCGCACGGGATTTTGATATGCGAGGAACTGCATCAAACGTTACCCGGTCTGACTCATCCCACCAGATAGGAATGCCATCACGATACCAGTCCTGCAAAATATAGTGAGCTTTGAAAAGTTTATAATCCCATTCATTCCATTTATCATGTTCAGGATTATTAAAAATAACAGCAAGTGGTGGCTGCCCAGAAGCAACAGCAGCACTCAATAACGTAGCAAAATATTTATTATTATCCCACGTTAAGGCTTGGCTAAAAAATCTTCATCAACTTCAATCATAAAAATTGCTGAAGCCAAACGAATCTTTTCAATAGACTCAGTGATTGCACCACTAGCTATCAGTGGTAGACCATGCCTAATCTTTACAATCTCATCAAAAGTTAATGTATCTTGAACACTACTATCTGGCGCAGTAATTTTTGTGATATGTTCAAGCCAAAGTTTATTAGTGAAAAGTCTATCTCGTTCTTTATTTTCAATATCTGTTTTAACAGACTCTCCAGTGAGAGCATTTTTTTCTTCAACATATTCCAAAGGAAATACTTTTACGCACTCTTCAAATACTTCTTCACGTCTGCCTTCAGCAATTCCAGTAATAGTAAAAACATATTTACTTTCAGCAATTGAATTTAAAAGTTCTTTTCGTTTTTCAGAAAGAACACTACGCTCTTGTTCATAAGATTTTAGAATTTCAGCAGTAGTATTTTTTGTAATTTTTGAATCAAGTTCTGAAATCTTTTCATCAACCTGAGATGCCAAATAAGCAGATTTTTCATCAAGATAAATAGCAACCTCCTCTGATGGATAGGCTCTATCATTAATGACATTTATAATACTGAAAGTTTTTGGATTTCTAGCATTGCTAGAAAGTTCTTCTGGTGTTAATTCAGACATTAAATCCTCCATAAAGTTTGATAGAAACATCCTATCATATAAACGAAAAGCCCCTCCGAAGAGGGGCCAGTCGTCATCCTTGTCGGGATATGCTTAGTCGTTTACAAGGAACGTAGCAGTAGCACCAGTTGCTTTGTATGTAGCAGTGATGGTTGTAGTTGCTGTTGTGTGGCATGTGAGAACGCCAGCAGTTGATACTGAAACAGCAGCAGGGTCAGAACTTGTCCACTTAAGGCCATTCGTGTAAACACGAGTCTCATTCAGATAAGCGTGCAGAGGAAGCTTCTCGCCAGCAGTCATAACAGTGCCAATACCTTCAACAATACCAACAGTTGTAGGGGTTCCAGAAGCAACAAGAGTGCGAACTGCAAGGTCACCCTGAGGAAGGAACGTTACAGTGTAACGGAATGCTTCTTCGCCAACGATTGTTTCAGCGTAACCATCAGTCATAACCTTGAACACATGAACGAGTTCATTACTTGAGGCTGTTGCTGCATGGTTCTCACCATCAACACGAACTACAAGGAATCCGCTTGTGCGAGGCTGGTCAAGTGCATCATATACTAGCGAGTACTTGTTAGATGCATCACCAAAAGCGCCGGGGTAGTAGAACGAAATAGCTCCACCGAACTGCGCAGCACCACGGTCAGATACTTTACCGAGTGCAGTAATAGCTGGGTCATCAATTGTGTTAGATGCGTTCAGTGCGAAACCGAAGTCATTCCAAGAGATAGCGTCAGAGATGTCAAGCGATGCATTAATCTCGGCAGCTGTAGGGGCAGCGTAGTTTGCGAAAGCGTTAGGAAGCGCCCACCAAACTCGAATGTTTCCCGATGCGGGAACCTTTACGTCGGTCATTATGCAGCCACCTCATAGTTCCAGTTAACAAAGTCGTTGGGAAGGAAAGCCTGAGCGATACGAATATTCTCGCCATTTCCTACTACGTCTGTGCCATAGTCAGTCTTAACAGCAATCATCTTGACAACATCGCCAGCTACAAATGCGTCACTGCTCTTTCCACCGATACGGAGGATAGCAATGTATTCAATGTCGGGGAATGCGAGAAGGTCGAATGCTTCATTAAATTCGCCTTCAGCTGTAACGTTAGCATCACGGAATGCTTCCATTGCAACTGTTGGGTTGTAGAAAGTCGGGGTCTTGATTCCAGCCTTCGAGCAGAAGGTTAGGGTATCATCGGTGTCCGAGTCTCCAAGAGTGAACTCTGTTCCAGCCTCGTTCAGGGCGCAGGTGATATTGTGAACAAGCACAGCGTTGTTCAGTTCAGCTGCTGTGGGGGCAGTGCGGTCTGCGAAAGCCTCCGGGTGAGCGAGAAGGAACGTAATGTTCTCACGATAAAGTCGTGTGTTTGCCATTAGTTTTCTTCCTTAATTTCAGGGTAGATTTCGATTTCTTCATCTTCGACTACAGGTTCGTCTTCGATGATGGCTTCGACCACTCGGGCCTGTTCCTTCTTCTTGGATTTACCAGCAGCCTTTTCCTGCTTAGTGCCTGACTTATAAAGCTCGGCAATGTATGGCTTAGCGCCTTCGTCAACGACCTCAAGAATGTTCTTGAACTGTGGGTGTTCAAGCATCTTGGGCGCTACATCAGCAATCTGCCCGGAGATAGTGTTTCGTGCAAGTACCATAGTATCTATTCTACACTAGATTACGGAGCAATTGGAGTACCAATGTCGGTTGTATTAAGTGCATAACGCAATCTGAAACTAGCCAAATATGAAACAATTGACCCAGTACTATTTGGGATTCCAAGAATAGTCATTCCGCTTTCTAGCTTCATTGGTGTAGAATCAGTTGGCTTCCACCCAATCAATGAATCTTGAATTACGTTCATAGAGCGACGTGCCTGATTTGGTGTTGATGCTATAACAGAAACATCAACTACAGAATAATATTCATCATGTCTTACTCCAGCAAAAGAACCTAAGTTTCCAGAATTACGTAAGCCGCCATATGTTAAAACAATATATGGCTTGACATTGTTTCCACGCTTTGAAATAAACTCATCATCCAAAACAACATCATCATAAACTTGGTAGCCAGAAAATGTGGCACGAACATGCGCAGAAATAGAATCCTGCGTAGTAATAATATTTAAACCACTCATTTTTTCATCCTAGATTTAATACGTCTTTTAGCATTGCTTAATTCTCTAGCGGATACTTCTTGCATATCAAGTTTTGCATCACGCAAAGCAAACATTCCTTGAATTGGTTTTGGATTTGATGGGGCAAAGTGCATACCATCTGAAGCATTAGGTCCTGAACTTCCCATACCAAATCCAACAAAACGCCATTTGTTTTTCTTAATACCATATTCTTGATATTTATAGTAATCTTCTCGTGGACCTTTAATAAATCCAACCTCTATAAGGAATTGTTTAGTACCATTTCTAATGCGACTACTAATAGATGAAAGCATTTGTCCAGTTAAAACACGACCAGTTGAACCATATCCATTGGCTGCTCTAAATGCAGACCAATCAGTTCCACTTGAAAGAATAGTTGACCTCATACTATCCTCGCCAATTTTTGCAATATTATCAATAGTAGATTCCGCTTCACTACCCATAACATTATAAAGTTTTTGTAATGTTTTTTCTAGATTAGAAGAATCAAGACGTAAAGACAGAGCACCCTTAGCCATTAGATAGCAACCAAATCAAAATTGATTCCCTGCATCTCCTCATGGTTGATGGGTGTTATGGTTGTTGCGAAGTCGAAACCATTAGCACCATCGTAATAATCAGTAATGTAGCCGGAAGCAGAAGTAACAACAGTGATGGGTATACCTGAATCCGCAGGAAGTTCATAATTTCCAAGTGAGTCCGTAGTCGTTTCATAATCCATTATCCAAAGGTTATCTTCATGATGGAATGTGCGCACAGTAGCTCCGGAAATAGCTGTTGTTCCAGATACTACACTGCCAGCAATTCCAGACCAAGTAGAGTTAGCAATTGATTTAATATCAACCTCAGCCTCAATAGTACGACCCCATGCATAGCTTGAATTAATTGCAGATGTTATAACAAACTGCAACTGTTCAAGTTCATAATCATTACCGCCATCAGTAACAATAATCTGCAAACCTTTACGAATGAACCCAGCTTCAATATCTAATGGAATTTGAACCCTGATACCACGAATACCAAGTTCAGAGTATCCAACAGGAGAAGATGTTTCAGAACGTAAATGCTGAATACGCGCAGGACCAGACCATAAAACTGTAGGTTCACCTCCAGCATATTCATTAGTCCATTCATTCCAAGTAGCATCACCAGTATTAGGGTCAATGATTTGAATAGAACCATTCATCCATGAATGCATAGTAGAAGCCATCTGAACTTTAATAGCGCTGAAGTCTATAGGCTTATTATTGAAAGTTCCCATACTAATTCCACCACGTCACCGTAGGGTCATCAGCATCAATGGTTTGAATCAGTGAATAGAAATCACTAGACTCCCAATCGGCAGCCTCAGCGCGCAACTGCTTAGCAGTCTCACGTAACTCCTTAGCGATACGGTCACCATTAACTGTCAAGTCATCAGATGACCACGACTTTAGCAGAAGCGCTTGCGACCCCGCAATAGTCTCAAGAGCGCGTGCAGCAGCCAGTTTAGGATTATCACCATACATGGTAAGAATAGATTCAATTTCAGCATCGCTGAAGAAAAGATATTCGCCAGTAGTGTTAACAATATTTGTTGGGTCAGTGTCTCCGAGTAGTACACGAACACGACCAATGTTTGAACCCAAGTCTACGGGTGCTACGCCTGTATTTGCCATAACTCTATTCTACCTCATGGGGAAGCCCCCCGGAGCATAAGCTACAACGGGGGGCCAAGCATGGCTGGATTGGAGGAGGAACCATGCAATTCTATCTTACAGTAGAATCAAGCCTACTTTTTAGGTGACCACTCACCACCGGGCTGCTCGCCAGCACCGATAGACGCAGCAACCATATGCTTGACTGCTTGGTCTTTAGTTTCATGGCAGGTTACAATATCACCCTTACCATCAACCGTGGCCCAGCTACCCTTACAACCGGGCGCATCCTTACGAATATAAAACTCTTTAATGTTGATTGCAGCTTCCATAGCCTTAGGTGGCTGTACCCCAACAAGAAGATTCTCTGGAATAACCCACAGCTTGCAAACTGCTTCAGGCTCAATAGGTCCAGAAACAATCTGGCACTGGTTGCCGGCCTCATCAAAGAACACACAATTCTTGCAAGCCATTCCCTCTTTCACAAAAGGGTTTAGTTTCGCTGGTGCATAGTGAGCACCATTAGCGCCAGTAGTCTGGTCAAACATGCCATACTCTACAGCAAGTTCAGCATACTGTTCAGCCTGTTTACGCTGACGGTCATTAAGCATATCGTATTCTTCCATAACCTCTATCCTAACATAAGAAAAGCCCCCCGCCGAAGCGAGGGGCAAATCTTAATGGAGTGATAATTAAACGCCAGCACCAGTCGAGTAGACGAAGCCATCAGAGTTCATGGTTCCAGCCTCAACGAGGTGGCGAACACGAGTCTGAATGTCATCCTCATCGAACGAGCCTTCACGAACGGGAACCTCTCCACCAGCCAGCGACATGTGACCGCTGTCCTTGATGGTGATGAGCGGAGCGCGCTCACCAGTGAGGAAGAACTCGTGGAAGTTCGGGCGAACGGGGTTAACGGGAACGAGGAACCAGAAGTCATCCGTTGCTCCAGCAGAAACACCATCGAGTGCAGGGAACTCAACAGGAGCAATTCCACCAGTGTAAACACCGGGGTTGACAGCGAAGTCAAGCGTGCCATCTGTTGTGGTCTGACGGTGGCTAACACCGGTCAGGTTGAACAGCTTGTCAACAGTCGGGGTAAGTGCAACACCGTGAACGAGCTTCCACTGGTTTACGGCAATCGGGTTACCGTCAACCTTGAAGTTACGCGAAGCAGTCTTAGCAGCACCGAGAGCCTCAAGAGCAGCATTAACATCGCCAGCAAGAGTCGGGTTACCCGAAACGCCCTTACCTGACCAAGCGGAAGCAGCAGCTCCACCAGCGGTAACGAACTGCTTAGCAAGAACGAAGTCCTCTTCACGAGCAGCAGCAACAGCGAAGTAGGTAGTGAACTCGTTGATGAGGTCGAAGTTACCCGACTTGCGGAGAGCTTCCCACGACAGACGTGCGCGGATACCCTTCTTGTCGCGCAGTGTAACGCTCGAAGAAGAAGTAGTGAACTTGACAGCAGGGTACTCAGCGTACTCGGGAACTACGGGGAGTCCACCAGCAGTGTGAGTGCTTCCGTTTACGTTACCAAGTGACGAAGCATCGATAACGAAGTTACCGAACTTGTACTCAGTGTTGAACTCAAGCTGCTTCTCCTGAGCAATCTGGTTCCAGACAGTAGGCTGAACAGCATACTTGGAAAGGAACTCAACATTGATTGCAGGCTGAAGAAGAGTAGGAACATCCGAAGTGGAGATACCTTCCTGAAGAGTTACGCGAGCGCGAACGTCGCCCTCTTTAGCGGCGAAGTAAAGCTTTGCAGCTTCCATCTGACGCTTCGTGGTGTTCTCTTCAATGCGAGCAATCGCATTTTCTACGAGATTAATCTTGTTAGACATTATTAATATCCTTAGTTGTTGATTCGGACTGCGATGGTCTGCGTGCCGGTAGTCGAACCCTTAGCCGTGTAAGCGTAGCCAACAAACTTGTTGCTTGTGCTTGTAGCAGTAAGAGCCGTACCGTAGGTAGCAGCCGAAGCAAGGTACAGGGGAGCACCAACTGTGATAGCAGAAGTGTCAGTGGTAGTACCAGTGAACACACCTTCGTGACGCAGTGTTGCGTAGTAGTTTGTGTCGTCTCCGAGCTTTGCGCTTACCTCTGCAACACCGACAATACCGGTGGGCGAAGTGGAAGCGTTTACGCCACCGAGAACAACAAAGTTGCCAGCAACAACAGCGCTGTTAACAGCGTAGCTGAGGCTATCGGCCTTTTTGTAAACTTCATTAATAGCCATTGGAATTAACCAACCTTCACGTTAAGAATGTCGCGGAGGCTAGCAGCCTTCTCGACGGTGTTGACAACGATAGTCTCTTCAGCGGCAGGAGCAGCAACAGCTGATTCCTTGAGGTGCGACTTAACCGACTCAACAAAAGCCTTCTGGCCTTCGATAGCAGCAGTCAAGTCAGCACCGTTGCGAAGCGACTCAAATACAGCCTTACGTGAAACCTCAGGAAGATTAGCAGCGATAAGAGCCTCGGCAACAGCCTCAACACTAACCTCTTCAACCTCTTCAGGCTCCTCGACGGGCGACAGGGTTTCAGCAATAGCAGCGAACTTAGCATCGATAGCTACGTTCATCTCCTCAAGCTTTGCCATGATTTCATCCATGTTAGGGATTCCTTCTTCGTTAGTAGGGATTGGAGCTGTGGCTGTCTCAGCAACAGTACCATTGTCCGAAGTCTGTGCGGCAAGCGCAGACTCGTACAGTTTCTCGGCAAGACCCGAGCCGGGGCGACCGGCGTAAGATACAAGGTCAACCGAATTCTGAATGTTGGGAACCAACGACTCGACAACAACATCGCCATCATCGTTACGGTTACCCTCGCCCATTGCGTAAATGGACAAACCTGTGTGTGGGGCGACAGCCTCCACAAAATCTTTCCAGTGAGGCATTACCTGAAGCTCGGCAACAAGACCGCCAGCGGCTTCATCATAGTAAGCATCCTCAGCAAGAACACCCATCAGGTTCTTGGGTGAACGAATCTCACCCTCAGAAACCGGGTGGTCAACATAGGAGTGAGTTCCCTTAGGAAAAGCCTGAGCACCATACTCTTTAAGCATGGACTCAGTATAGATTCCCGACGAACCCTTACCCGGCGTAATCAAAACAGCACGCCAATTATCGCCAGCCTTAACCGGCGCAATAGCGCTCTCAGTAAATAGTGTAGCCATATTAAATATTCTACACTACATTTACTGCGGAATGTTAGATTGGTTCCTTAAAGTATTGTCACCGTTAGACAAATCGCCAACACCGGCACCACTACGGCCCTGACCCGTAGACACATCAGTCATGCCAGTAGTGTCTGCACCCGGCTTCGTACCGGAAACTGGGGCCTTAGTAGCTGCAACAGAACCCTCATTATTTGGAACCATGACACCATCAGGAATCATACCGCGCTCTTCAATGCCAAGCTCCTCAGCATAAGCAGCCTGAATAATAGCAGGGTCAAACAAACCAGTCTGCCAAGCCTGACCAAGCGACTGAACATTACGGTAGCCGGGGTCAACAATAATCTTATTAAACTTAACGCTCGGGTCACGAACACCCATCACACGCAGCACACGCGTAAAGAAAGCCTCCCAGTTACCCTGACGACCATAAGCAGCATTCAGGGTTGACTGGTCCAAAACCTGCGAACCAGAAGCAGTCGTTCCAGTACCAGACAACAAAGCATCAACGCTAACTTCCATCGCAGTAGCAGCCATCGCAGCAAGCGGGCGACCAGTATCTAAGTCAACAGCATTATTGCGTGGCATCGCAGACAGTTCAACATCCGAACCAGTAACAGCAGTAGCAGCAACCTGACGGTTATTCAACAACTTAGCAGACGAATTAGACTGACCATTCTTAGTCTTCGACTTAACCTGCCAAGCAATACTCGAAAGAGCCTTCAACATTTTCGAGCCATCCTTCAAATACTCGCTGTAAGCCCAAGCCCACGGCAAAGCAGGAAGACAGTCAGGCATGCCCCACAAAGAACCAGTGTCATCATTCTCGCGGTGGTCAACCAAAACAAAGTTACGGTCAACAGGAATAGTATTAATCTTCGGCATCGGATTCTTCGTATAATCCAGAGGATACCAAACCTTCACATGTTCTGTCTTTTGCGAACCATCAGCATTAACAGAAATCACACGGTCATACTCGTGCAAAACATAATTCAAAATCTCGGGGTCGTCACGGTCAACAGCCCAACCAGTAATCTGCTCAATAGGAATACGCGCCCAACGACGATTCTTAATATCCCAACGCGCAAAAAAATTACCTGTACTAAAAAGAATCTTCTCATTCTTCTTACATGCAGCCTCAGAAAAAAGAACCTGCTGATTAATCGAGTCATCAATAATCGACTGGTAACGTGGCTGCAACGGCATATTACCCGAAGACATTTTAAACCCACGACCAAAAACATACGACGCACGAAGAGCAGCACCACGATTCAACACCGCATTATTGTTCATCTGCATACGAGCATTGAAAGCAATCTGCTTAACATGCTCCAAAGTAACACCATGATTCACAGTCAACTGGTTAACAGGCGACCAACCAACCTCATCAAACTCCAAAGTAGCGCGAGCAATCGCTGCATAATTCTCTGACAGTCTCTCATTCTCCACAGAAAGCTCAGCAATCCTTTCAGAAAGCTGCGAATAACCCGGAAGATTCTTACGAGAACCAGAAAGATTTGTAGGAATTTTAGACATAAAACAATCTTAGCAGACTCAATCACCAAAAGTTCTGAGAATAAAAAGAATGTTCAACCTCAGGTTCATACTCAATAACATCACCAACAGTCGGCCCAGACTGCTCAACAAAATCAATCACAGACAAAATCGCAGCATCCAACGAGTCAGGAGAACGCAACCCAGACTTCTTCATCTCATCCTTAGAAGTAATCTGCACAGCACCCTTAGCGGAAAACTTATAAGTCTGCGAAACCAACTCCTCACGTAAACCAGAATCCTCATAATCCAAATCAACCAAACCATCAGACATCTTCTGACGCAACGTATCATAATGCCAAGCACGCGCATTAAACCAACGCAAATTATCCGGCGACGCATTAGAACCAGCAATCGCACCAACATCATAAACAGCATCACTAAACTCATTCAACGTAACCAGTGCATCAACAACACCACCACCCACACCGTTAACGTCAACATTCACCAACCGCGCACCAACACGCTGCGCTGCCTCATGCACCTTACGAGCCGTAGTAATCAAATCAGTTTTAGACCAAGCCCCACCATCATCTGAACCATCGCTATACAAACGCACACGACCGCCACGATTAATGTACATCCGGTTCTCATCAGAACCAAAACGAGCAACGTCAACGCCCAACACAGGTCTGATAGATTCATCCTCAACCA